TTGTCCGTGAGATTGGTGAACGGCATCGCAGCGCACACGCCCCGCGATGTCCAGAAAAGTGTTCGGCCCTCGTCCTTGGCCCAGTGCTGGCCAGGGATGACGCCATAGTCGGCGATCTGCGTCAGGCGTTCGCCGTCGTAGCTGAATACCTCGTCCGTCGTGCCCACAATCAGGGCTGCGTCCGTGGGTGCGAGCATGGTTACTTCGCCCTGCACCATGAAGAAGTCCGTATTCAGCCGGAACAGGTGAAAGCCCAGCGGCTGCGAATACCACACGACTGTCTGCCCAATGGTTGGGATGTACTGCGCGGTATAGACCCGTCCACGGAACATCTGAATGCACGACACGCCAGTGGGCAACGGGTCCAGCCCGTCAGTCGTCAGGTCGATACCCAGCGCATCATTTGAAAAGTTCCACGTGATCGCGGAGCCGGTCGTCTTTGCCGCGAGCTGGAACACGCTGCTGTTGGCCGGTGCGATGTAAATGCGGGTGGACGTGCCGGAGAACTGAGGCACGTCACTGATGGTGATCGCCTGACCCTCGACAAGGGTGATCGTCACCGGGTCACTGGGTCCAGTCTCGCGCCCATCAGCCAGCACGTAGGTGCAGCAGACCGAGTAGATGCCGGATGCCAGCGTGCCGGTTGCCAGTGACACAGTTGGGGCCGTGGGCACAGGCCAGCGCCAGTCAGTCACCGAGTTGTCGGGCTGGATGATGCCGCAGTCCACACCGTTGCTGAAATACACCTGATCGTTGATCTCCGTCCACTGCATGGCGGACGAAGAACTGAGGGTTGCGAGCGTGGTGCCCTCGTAGGTCTTGAGCGCGAGCCCATCGACGAGGAACATGCGCTGCTGGTCGATGGTGGCGTACGCAGAGGTGAAGTTGCCGAGTTGGTCAGGCGTGAAGCCTGCGCGTTTTTCGAGAGCGCCTGTGTCCGTGATGTTGACGTTATCGGCCTGCGTCAACCAAGAAATACCCATCCTCAGCGGGTCGCTGACGGTGTTAAGTCCTCGGAATTGCTTGATCTGAGCCATCCCGGCATCATGCAAAGTAGAGCGATTTCCGGCAATGCACTACTGGGGGTCTTTTCCCTCGAACTCATTGCGGCCAAGCATCACTCAGTCGCTGGGCGTCTGATGCGTGCCGGTCAGCTTTTTCAGCCACATCTCGATACGCATTTGCGCTGTCTTTGAATAGCTCTCCAAGGGTGTTGGTTCGCTCAAGGCAGGCTTCCTTGGAAGCGGTTGCGGCTCTGGTGGTTGCGGCAATCTCGTCTGACAGCCGCTCAGCAGCAGAGCGAGCACCAGCAGCATCCAGCCGAAGGCCGCGAGCGCGAACTTCAGCTTTGTTCTGCGCCTCGATGACCGCATCCTGACGCCGAAGAGCCCCCTTTGCTGCCAGTCGCTCATTCTCCAGTTGTTGTTCTGCATGTTCTGCCTCCTTTGCGCCGTAGCGCCAGCTTTGAATTTTGTATGTGCCGGTAGCCGCCACAACAGCGGCAAGCAGTGCAGCGGCTGCATGGGTGTAAATCATTTCTCGCTCACTGCGGTCGTGGTCACTTCCCTGAGTGCCACCATCAATACCGGCCACATCATCATGACCATGTCACGAGCGCTCTCGGGGATGTAGGCCCCAAAGAACCCGCTGTTGCGCTCCAGAACCATGAGCAAGGCTCCAATGATGGCGGCCCAATAGGTTTTTGATCTCAGTCGTTTGATGATGGCTTTCATTTTTGCACCCCGGTAATCGTTATCTGAATGTCCTCGCGGCGTGCCCACGCCTGCAAGATGCGCTCATACAGCAAGTTGAAAGCAATACGTGAGCCACCAATGGACCCGTGGCCCTTACTCACACCAACCAGGATGCAGCCGTGCGTGTCATCTGCTTTGTTGCCGGGATGAATCCGAATGCCCTCAAAATTGGGCACGTTCAGCAGCAGCGGAAGGTCGCGTTTGAACCGTGGGCTGTAGCTCACAATCACCTTGTAAGTGCCCTCGGGAATGGCTGTCTCGCCGTAGATTTTCTCGGGGCGAACTTGGTCTTCCAATGTGTAGCATTCATACGCATTGTTTATGCGCATGGTGCCAATCGTGTAGCCCTCGGTGCCCAGCTCGCGGATTAGGTCAATCTGCATCTTGGTCACCTTGGTCATACAACATCACGGCAATGATGGCTCCCGCAGCAGCCGCGCCTGCGAAAGCAAAACCAATCAGAATCAGGGCGTTATTCATCGTCTTCCATTTCCTTGGTCAGTTCCACAATCTCGTCAACCAGCGTTTGCGGGAGGTCCACCTTGTTGCTGACCAGCAGGCCATGCAACTTGAACACCAGCACCGCCAATTTGGTGACGCGCACGGCATATCGGTGGATCTTGGCGTCCTGGGCCACGGCCTTGGTTTCCAGGTTTTGCAGCCTGGTCAGGACATTGCCGTCGAGCTGGTCACGCTTGATGCTATTGAGGATGCGCGGTAGCGTCACCGCAATGACCACGATGCCCAGCGTGAGGGCCGCAGCGATCATTGCGAGATTGGACCCCGGCCCGCCCGCAGCGCCCGCCAGTGCTTTGATGGCTTCGAGTTCTGTCACTTTTTCCCCCTCTTCAATCTGGCAACAAGGTGTTGCGCATGGCGTGACAGCAGCCATGCCTCGATAAAACAGCACACCAATATCATCAGTGCGAGGCCAAAATCGGTCGCAATGGCAGATGACACGAGCAAGGTGGACCAGATAAAGATTGCCCCAATGCACACAAAGATGCCGGGGATCGTCTCAAGACAGTCGGCGCAGCACACCGCAGAGCGCCACAGGCACCAGTACCGGTGCACGGCCACGACAAGCAAGCCGCCGGACCATGCCCACCAGGGGGCCAGGTGAAAGACCAGGTGCATGTCCCCCTGGGTCGTGTCACTGCGTGCCCATACGCCCAGAGCGCCCAGCAGGCACACGATGATGGTGATAAAGCGCACCGAACGCGTGGACTCCCAATAGAGGCTGCGCAATGTGTTCATCTCGTCACCGCAGCCCAAAGGGTCATAGGGTCAAACCGCCAGGGCTCTTGCAAGCCCAACATCGCAGCCACGGCTTCAGAGCAAAACCACTTGCGCTGATTGCCAGTCTGCCGCCTCCACACAAAGCCTAATAGGCCAAGCACGTCGTACCGCTCGCCCTTGTGGGCATGGAGCCACGTCTCTGGTAGTGCATCAGATTCCACGCTCACAATGTCCCAGTGCGCTGTGTCAAGGTGCATGGTCTTGACCCGCACGCCACCATCAAGATAGCTGGCGCTGGCACACGTCGCCGTGGTGCCGTTGGTGGCCAGGATCAGCTCACAGTGGCTGTACGGACCCCTGAGCCACCATGACACCAGCCTGTTAAAAAGGCGGTGTTTGGATTTGTAGAAAGCGACTTCGTACTTCATAGCGTCACCACACAATCGCAGCAATCTCAGCCACGGTAGTAGCCGCTGCGAGTGCTGTTTTGAGCGTCTGCGAGTACATGAAGTTGGCGGTGCCCTGCGCTGTCATGCTCGCGTGCATCGCTTTGAATGCATCCGTGTCTGGCAGCATGACGTAAGTGTTGTCTGTGGCCTTCCACGCGCCCGGAAACCCTGCGGGGAATGCGCCAGTCAGAGCGATGCTGTTCGCCACGGCATCAATGTCGCCACGGCTCAGATCGTCACAAGCAATCAGCTTGCCGCCGTGCGGGAAATGCGTCTTGTTGGCCGTGCCGCGCCAGTCGTTGATTTGCAGATTCTTCGCGGTTTTGAGTGCGGCAAATCTGGCTGCAATTTCCTCTGCCGAGGGCGGCACGATATTGGACCGCACCAGTGCGATCAGGTCAGCGTAGGCTGGCATGTCATCGCCAAGGTCAGCCTCCAGCCAGTCCATCTGCGTTTCGTGGTAACTGTGGCACTTGACGCTCACCTCAACCGCTGGGACGGTGTGCGCCGGGGTTACTTTGCCGGGGATGACATTGCCATCCTTGTCTTCGGTGTCGGGCGCTGTGGACTCAGGCACATCGTAGGCCGGGGTGATGACGTTCACCCAAGTGGCTTCAACAGAGTTGGTGGGGGTATCGTGGATGACGGATTTGAGTTTGATGTTCATAGGTCGTACCAGTCGGGTTCGTAATCAGTGGATGTGGGCCAGTCGCCAAAAAGAAAAGTCAGTAGGGTCAAGATGCGGCCCCTTTGATTACTGCGAAGCTGATAACAGCGGCCTCCGATAGAGAGCCCCCTGTAAAGTTAGTGACGCGCATTACTACCCCGCCGGCGAACGGAAAAGTATCGACGCGGTACGATGAGAACGTGCCAATGGACATGGCAAGCACTAGATCCGTCGCAGCAATCAGCGAATTCGTGAGCTGGAAAGATACAGTCCCGCCTGCGCCAAGTGCAGCGTTGTTCATGGTGATCTGTCCACAAGGCTTATGTAGCACCACTGTCGTGGTCTTGCTAGTAGCCTGCGTGACCGTGCCGCCTGCGCCTGTGCCGTAGCCTAGGCCAGCGGGGTTGGTGACTAGGACATTCCCGCTGGAGTCAATCCGCATCCGCTCTGTAGGACTGCTTGCCCCATCGGCCGTGGTGCTGAACACCAGCCGTCCGGGCATGTCGTTGGTGCCGGGGGTGCCGTCTACTGATGCTGTGATGCGAGCAGCGAGTATCGGACCTGCACCGTCAGCACCGTAATAATCAAATGATGCGATGTTATCGCCCGATGCTACAGCCGTAGTCCACGGCGCAGCAGCAGTGCCGCGTGACTTGAAGAAGCGCAGGGATTGACCAACCGCATCTAAAGAAAATCTGAATGCGTCAGTAACACCATGTGTTTCTAGCTGCGAACCAGTGATGACAGTCGAGCTCCCCAAGATCACACGACCACCCCCATCAATCACGAAAGGGGTAGTATCACTGGCTACGTCTTCCACCGTAAACGCATTGCCACTACCTGTCTGCGTTATCTTCACCGCAGGACTTGCGCTGTTGGCTAGGACAGTCGTGGCACCTTTGACGGTGTGGGTGTCGGTGGCTTCTGCGTCACCGAGCGTGACGTTGCCGGATGCTGCCAGCGTGGTGACACTGGCAGGCAATGTGCCGTTGTTCAGCGTTGTGGGGGTGACGTAGGTACCAACAGCTTGGTACAGCGTATCTAAGTAGGTCTTTAGCGTGGCCTTGATGTTCGCCCATGTGAATTTAACGAGGCCGAAACTCGCCGCACTGTTCGTGCCTCCGAACTCGTCTGCATCGACTGGAGTGGCTTTGCTGGTGGCGGCGTGGATAGTCGCCTCTATGGCATTGATGCTGGCTGCTGCTGCTGTGGCAATACCAGCTTGAGTGGTCGCTGTCCCCGCGCCAGTCGTTGCGATACCGGCCTGCGTAGTGGCCGTGGTGGCTGCTGTGCTGGCCGTGCCTTGCTTGGCTGTTACGTCTGCCGCCAGCGCATTGGCCTCGGTACTCCAATCGTTCAGACCACCGAGCGTGGCGAACGCTTTGGTGTTAAACGTGGCTGGGCTGTCGGATGGCAGCGGCGGGTCAAATACTACAGTAATGGTCATGTTAAACCTTCAATTTCAATGGAGCAGTCGGAATAATTTGCGTAGGGGATGTCGATGTCAAAGTTGGCATAAAAACCAAACACCGTGAGGCTTGCGTACAGGTTGGTGATGATCCACAGGCAGGGTGTGGATCGCAGGTCCGTGAGAGTGGAATAGGTGTTGTCCAGGTCGCTGTTTTCCAGCAGCATCGAGAAGCTCACGCGCTTGCTGTAGGCGCGTTGCACCAGTACGGTGTCCCCCCAGTCGTTGCGCTCTTTGCGGCTGTAGTCTTGCAGCCCCAGGCGCACGCCTTTGTTAACACCCATGCCAATGGTCTTCTGTGTGCCGAAAATAAATGCCCCGATATACGCAGCGCCGGAACTGGTGAAGTCCACGCGCAGCGTGGCATTGGGGTAACTGGGCAAATCTGACACCGTAAACTGCGTCTGCTCGGTGCGCGGCTCAAAAAACCATGCGTACCAGCTTGCCTCTGACGGGACGGATGCAAGGTCTGCTGTTTGGTCATACACCACGCCGAATGATGGGTCCGTCAGGCGCACGCGCACACTGAGCACGCCAGTGATATTGATTAAAGCCAGCGCGTTGACAGCCTGCCCCGGTGTCACCTCGTAGTAGTCGGCAGCGTCAATCAGGGTCTGCGTGGTGCTGGATAGGTCGAATAGTTTCCATCGGTTTGTGGCGCTGACCTCAGACCACCAATCGGGCTCGGTTGCGGGTGCCTTGCCAAGGTTTGCCGCTTGCACCGACTCATAGATTTTGTGATCCAGAATCACCCGGTCTGCCAATGCGTAGGTGGTGCCCACCAGCCATGTTGCGTGGTCGGCTTCTGGCACGCTGGTAGCAGTCAGGGTGGCGTCTGTGACGGTCAGGCTCTTTATAACGCGCAGAGTGTTGGTCATGCTGTCACCACCCGCGTCTCTGGCATCCCATTTCCATCCCACCGCTCAAGGAGTTTGTTCATGCGTTTTTGCAGTTGGACAAGTGCCAGTGCCTGGGCCTGGTTGTCGGTGCGCAGGGCGCGGATTTCTTCGACGAGTGCGGCCTGATTTGCGCCACCCGGTGCGGTGCCGTTTGCATGGGGGTTGTAGGCGGCTGGGACAATCTGCTCGCCCTTGTGGACCACCGCAAGCATGTCGCGGGGGATGTAGTCGGTGCCAACGGCAAAAGCCGGTATGCCCCACGCTGCGCCAAAGTCGATCACCTGTTGCAAGCTCCATCCGGTGGCCTGTGCAATATCTGCCATCGTGCCGCCAAAGCGTCGGACAATGCCAACGATCATGCCTACATCGGTTCCGTCGATCAGGCCGTCTTTAGCAAGGTCGTTGATGTAGCCGCCCAGCAGCTTATGCACGTCCTGGCCGGGGATAACACCGCCGGTGTCGTCCGTGGTGGGTATGCCGGTAATGACCGCTTCAATGTCAAGCGTGCCAAGCGTGCGCTTGATGTAGTCTTTGGCAGAGTCCAGCGCCGTGCTGTCCATTGCTACAAACAAGTTGATGGTCTTGTTGTATTGGGCGATGTTGTCCAGCAACATTGCTTGCTCAGGGGTCAGTACGCCGCCAGATACCTCCAGCATCTTGCGGATCACCTCGCTTTGTGCGTAGGCAGCTTTTAGCGCATCGGCATCTAGAAACTTCGATGCCATTTCGATTGTTTTGACAATCGAGTTGTCGGCCATCAGGGCAATTTCGGCCTGCTTGGGGTCAAGCAGATTTTTGGCTATATAGCTGATGGTCTTGCTGATGCTGTCGCTGGTTTTGAGGGCCAGTTTTTTGTACTCATCAGGGATGTCTTGCCCAAGTGCGTAGCTGATGGTCTTTGTAAGCAGGCTGCTTGCAGCCAGAGCAATCTGCTTGTTTTCTTCTGACAACTTTGAGCCGGTAATAAAACTCACGGTCTTTGTCATCGTGTCGGCACTTGCCAGAGCCAACTGCTTGAGGTCGTTTGGCAGCTTGTCGGTGTCCACCACAAACTCGATCATCTTCACGATCTCAGACCGTGCCGATACGGTTAGCTCTGCCGTCAGTTTGCTGCCCAGCGATTTAACGGCGGTAGCTACAGCACCGGCCCCGCCGCCATTGGCGTTGATGGCATCGACAATAAATTGCTCTGGGCTTACCTGCCCCGGCAACGCCGCCAGTTGACCACGCACCTTGCCGATAGCGAGCCGTGCTTCAGCTTCGGTCTTGCTGGTTTTGTTGATCGTGTCAATATAGCCATCGGCATAGCCGGTGATACCAGAGAGTGCATCTCTATCGCCCCCACGGGCCAGGGTCAATTGGGCCTGTAGCGCGGCCCAGGCATTGGTGCGTTGAGCATCAGCACTCAGGCCCCCAGCGTCTGTACTGTTCAACCTGTCCAGCCACTGGCGGATATTGAGACTTGCACCCGCGAGGTAGTCAATCGCTTCCTTTAGTGCATCAGTGCCACCGCCACCCCCGCCGCCACTGCCAGAATCAGAGCCAAAGCCGCTGGCTTCGGCCTCAGCCTGCTCCTGCAACTCGTAAGCATTGCGGTTTGCATCTGCAAACGCCTGACGTGCTGCGTCAAGCTGGCCGTACATGGCTGTAACCTGGGCCTGGAAGTTGGCAAGGCCCCCAGCGGCTGAAACCAGACTGGATGCGGTGGCGGCACCTGCCAAGTCCACAGACAGCAGGGAGTGCTGCACGCCTGCAAATACAGCATTGACCCCATTCAAGTCATTGCCAAGCCGCGCCAAGGCAGCACCAGTATCTTCACCCTCCCGTTTAAGGTCGGCCAGTGCAGACCCAAAGCTGGCAGACACCAGTGCATCACCAAACCCGCCAATCGCTTTGTTGATGGCTTCCTTGGCTTGGTCGGCATTCAAGCCGGTCAGGCTCACTTCAATCTGCTGCTTAAAACTGTCCAGGTCGGCAACGGGCAGGCCCAGGGCTGTGCCGTAGGCGCGTGCGGATTCGGTCACCAGCTTGACTTGCGCGTCCATGTAGGCGGTCAGCTCTGCGCTGGCTGCGCTCCATTCGCTGTTTTGCGTGGTGCCGCCGCCGAACAGGCCACCGGTTTGCTGGAAGTCCTGACGGTTTGCCACGTTGGTGACACCGCCGCCAAGGTTTGCGACCAACGCGCTACCAAGGTCTTTGACGGTGTAGTCCATTGCAGACTTGAGGGCGGCAAGGCCCACTACGACGGGGCCAATAGCACCGGCAAGGGTGCCGAGCCCACCGGCAACGTTGCCAGCACCTATGGCCGTGGTGCCAGCGGAAATGCCGCCAGCGATACCCGACTCGCCAAGTATGGAACCAAGCCCCGCTTTGAAACCAGCGCCAAACAGGCTGGCAGATGTGCCGAATACGTTTGAGAGGCCAGAGAGCGAACTACCCGCACCGCTGGCCGCTTGCACAGCACCAGCCGCACCACCGTTGCCGGCAATTGAGGTATAGAGCTGGAACGCGATTGGCTTGAGCGTGGCTTCGTAGATGGCAGACAGCAGGGCTTTCTTGAGCGTGTCGCCAATCTTTTGCGCGGCATTGCTGCCATCGGTGGCCCAGGTGGTGAATACGTCACGGGCAAGGCGGTCGGTTTCTTCCCAGCCGCGTTTCCATTCGGCTGTGGTGGCTGCGGCTGCTTTTGCACCGGCCTCTAGCGCTTCGCCTTCGGTGTAGCCTTTGGCGATTTGCTTGCGTAGGGCAATCTGTTCGCGCAGTGACTTGAGCTTGATCTTTGACGCTTCATCTTCGCGGGATGCAACGATGTCAACCGTGTCGCCGTATTCCAGCAATGCCGCGTGTTCTTCAAGCCTGCCGGTGATAGCTAGCGCCTGCGCCTCAAGCTCTTTGGTTGCGGCCTCTTCAGACACCCGGCACACGGCTTCGATTTGCTCGGCGGTCTTGCCGATTTCGGCATTGTGCTGGGCTTGCTTTTGGACACGGGCCTCCAGGGATGCGACTTCTTTGGCACCGTCGCCACCGAGCTTTTTCAGGTAGTCTTCATGGGCTTTGGTCGCTTCCTGTTCTGCTTTTGCCAGGGCTTTGGTAGCGGCTTCTGATTGCTCGCTGGCGATTTTTCTTTCATACAGCGCGGCTACGGTTGCCCGTTGATCGTTGGTAAATTTGCCCCAAGAATCGCCGCCCACCAAAGCAATGAATTCCGTTTGTGCTTTGTTGTAGCCGTTCTGCGCGGCTTCGGCTTCTGCTGCTGCTTTTGGGAGTTCGCTGCCGAGCTTTTTGATGAGCTTGTCGTATTCAGACTCCACCGCTTTGGCGGTTTTTGCAGGTGACTTTTGTTTGTCGAAATTGGCAAGAACATCGTCATAGCGTTTCTGAGAGATCAATCCAGCTTCTAGCAGTCTTGTGTTATCCGCAATAAGCTGATTGCGCTCACGCAGCTTTCGAGTGCCTTCGTCCTTTGCATCAAGGTTCGCAAGGATTGTTTTCAGTTCAATTTCTTTGGTCTGATTTTTTACGCTTTCTTTTTGGGCGTCGTCAAGACGTTTGAAGTAAGCAAGGCGTGCATCTTCCTTGGTCGTGTCGTATCCTTGTGCCGCATAGGTATCGCGCCGCTTCTGCAATTCTTGGCGCTCTTCGTTGCCTGTTTTCGGCGTCAACAATACCGCTTGTGAAAGTCCGCGCACGGTGTCCCATACAGACACGCCTAAGTCTTTCCAATACCGGGTGCTTGTATCGAGTACGCCCTCTTGCGCCCGAAGCCCCGCTGTAACTCGTTCGTTTTCTTGGTTCAGCGCAGCTTGTGCGACTTTGACTGCGCCGATCTTGTCGCCTTGCTCAAGCAAAGCCTCAACCTGCCGATACGTCGCAAGAGTTAGGACATTGAGATTCGATAGTGGGTCTTTTCCAAGATCAGCAAATGCCTTGGCGGTTTCTTTTATGGATGCGCCGCCAACCCGTTCAAGTTCAATGGCTGTCTTTGTAAACTCACCCAAACTATCACCGGCTTTCACGCCAGCGGTAATGAATTCTGCAAGCGCTTCTGATGCCTTGCCAGCACCGATGCTGGTAGCCGTTATAGATTCGGCAACCTTGGTCAGTTCGCCAATGGTTGTGCCGCTTGCGCCATTGCTCATGATTAGAGATTTGTTCAGCGCTTTTGCATCTTCTGATGCCTGATAGGCCGCATAGCCAACTGCCGCAACCGCTGCCGCCGTGGCTGTGAACGGGTTTATCAGGTCAAGGACGTAACCACCCAATGCGCGGGCTGCATTGCCTACGCCACCGAACATGTCCTTCAACTGTCCCCCCTGTTGCAACAGCACAGTGAGTGGTGCCTGACCGCCTTGGAGCGACACAATAATGTCGGTGAACTGCGCTGGCACGTTGCGCATGGATGCGCTCAAGCCTTTAACCGATGTTCCTGCCGCTTCGGCACGTTTAGCCATTTCGGCAAGGTGCGGGTTCGCGGCTTGGAATGCGGCCTTTGATGCCGATTCGATTTGCCTGTAATTGGCTAATTTTTGATCTGCAAATTGCTTATCAATGCCCAATTCACGGGCTTTTTCTGCCAGGTATTCCGTGCTTTTGCCGCGCCCAGTGTGCTTAAAATTCAGTTCTGAATTCATCACTTCTTGGGCGAATGCCGCCTGTGCTGCCGCAAGGTCTTTGAAGTCTTTTAGTGCTTTGGCCGACTGTGCCGCTTGCGCGTCTGCCGCAGCCTTTTGTGCTGCTTGAATCTGATTGTTCAGGCCCAGTAGCTTGAACTTTTGCTGCGCTTCTATTTCGGCCTGCTGCGCTGCTTGGGCTGCGGCATTGTTCTTGTCAACCGTGGTTTTGACGTTGGCAATTTGGCGCTTGAGTTCGAGCGTGTGGGCAAGGCGCTGGTTTTCGGCTTCTACGGCTTGGGCTGCGCCTTGGGCTAACGTGCGCTCTTGCGCTGCTACGGCGGCAGTGAGTTTTTGAACTTCGCGTAACTTTTCAAGGTACGGGTTCATGATGGCAGCATCAATCCCCATGCCGCGCAAGCGCACTTCTTCGGCGTTAATGTCTTTGTATGCCTGCTTTAAGCTGGTGCTGGCCGTTGATCCAAACGTGGCGATTGCTTTTTCAATGTCGCCCGTTTGTTTGATGATGGACTTGCTGGCCTTCTCCAGTCCTTTTGCAACCGGCAATTCCTCTGTGCCGACCTTGCCCAATGCCGCATTTGTTTTGTCGGTAATGTCTTTTACCGCGTTGCCCAAATCGGTAATAGACCTTTTGACGGATGTTAGGCCCGTGGCTACCCCTGACCCGTCAACTTCAAATCGCAGTGTTGTTAGCAGGTCATCAGACATGGGTTCAATCTTTTTTGTTCATTGCAGAAATGGCTTCGGACTCAATCAACCGGATGTCGTCAAACAGCCAGTCGTATTCCTGTTCGGATAGCTTCATGCGCTCCATGCGGGCAAAGTACACGTTGTAATCAAAGCCCATCGCACCACCCATGCCCCCAGTTCTGAGCTGGGTTTGCAGGGTGATAAACAGGCTGATTGCCCGCATGTTGTCGGGCCAGACTTCGTACTCTCCAGAGCCAAAGTCAGCGGGGGTGAAGCCGAATGCGGATAGCTCCGATTCGGTTTCTTGCGGTTCATAGAATCTACGAACCGCCTCCGTTAGTTTCCCAATTTGCCCGCCGTGCAGGCAGAGCTGAACGCCTCTGTGATGGCTGCTGCCGCTGCGGGTGCCTGGTCGTGCAACTGGCGCAGGTTTTCAGCGGTGGGCTTTTCGGCAAAGTCCCAATCAGCGATGATTTTTGACAGGTGGGCAACCGTCTTTTCGCCGCCTTTGGCAAACAGCTTTTCAAAGTCTACTTTTTCTTCAGTCTTTGGCTTTTCTTCACCGGACTCACCAAACAGTTCATTCAAAAACGCTGCGAACTGTGAGCGTGTTTTGTACTTGAACGTGACAAGAATCTGATCTTCTTCACCGTCTGGAAGTGTGAACTTGACGTTGAAGGGTTTGAAGGTTGCGGGAGTTTTTCCCAGGACTAATTTAGCCATGATTTGCTTTCGTTGTTGTGGAGAAAAAGCGCCCGTATCTGGAGCGACCAGGGGCGTGAAAAAGCCAGCCGTGATTTCTCAGGGCTGGCTGTGGAGTGCTGCGTTTTAGGCGGCGTAGCGGGTTGGTTTCCCCAACAGAGAGAACGTGGCCTTCACCTGCATGACCTGGCCCTTACTCACGGTGGGCGTCTCGTTGAAAGACACGTAGCCGTTGTAGTAAATGGTGGAACCGTCAGGCATGGCGATCTTCAATGCACGGACAGCGCGGGCATCAGATGCGGTTTTGAGCGCGATGTAACCGGCCAACGATGGATCGTCTGCAATGTCAATCGTGATCGACTGTGCGGAGAAAATCGTCGGGATTTGCGTCTCGAAATTCTGTTCCAAAAAGCTGTAGGTAGCGAACTGTTGATCGCCGCCCGAAGTCGCAAAACCCATGATCTGGGTGATCTGGGTGAATGCGGTTACTTCGGTTGCAGTGCCAGTACCGGAGCCCGATGGGAACAGGGTTGTGGAACTGGTGTCGATGCCTTCAACCTCGAACGTGTTGGCAGTTTGACCATCAACACGAACAACGCGGTTGTTCAGGTTCGACCAGCCCGAGGACATGACGATGATGTCACCATCAGCGTAGCCGTGGGCTGTGGAGGTTGCAACGCCGGGTGTAGCGTTGGTGAGTGCAGAGACGGTTTTAGCCGAATCATAGGTGGTGGCGAGGGAGACAATAGCTCCATCAGGGAGACGTGCGGCCAAGGTAGTTCTTTCTTCCGGGTATCCCGGATTGCGTTTCAGGTGGACGAAAAAAAACCGCATTGCTGCGGCTGGTTGCGCCCGTGTAGGGCTCAAATGAAAAAACCCGCACTAGGCGGGTTCGTTCAGTTGTTGGGTTGGGCCTTTCGGCCTAAATTTGTGTTGGCTGCGACTCTTTGAGAATCTTTTCTCTTTCGCGTCTAATTCTTTGCGCAGAAATCATTTTTTCTCGGTACTGGTCGTTTGCCCAAAGACTCTTTAAGCTGCTGGAGACTTTGTCGCGGTATTCTGGTCTTGCCTTTGCTGGATTTGCCAAATTGGCTATTCGCTCACGGTAAGTCGGGTCTTTAAACAACGCTTTTTGACGGGTGCTAATCGCTTCGCATTGAATATGATCTTGAAATCTAATCTTTTGAGCCGCACTCATTCTTGCTTTTACTTCTTTTGTGTTGCAGGCAATTTTTGCTATAGCGCTTCTTTTTTGCCTAACTTCTTGCCCTGACAGCCCTACTCGAATAGCAGCGGATATTCGCTCTCTCACGTCCTCTCTCCGCCACATATCAACCGATGCTTTGGACGCTCTCGCAATTCGTTCGGGTGTGTTTGCTTTGGCTTTTACAGAATCACGCAACTCTTCAGACCATTTGCCTTTTGAGCCGCCACCTTCTAGCAGGTTGTAACCGCTTGGGGCAATTGACTGGTATAGACAAACATAATGATGCTCTAAAGCATTTAACGAATCAGCGCATGATCCGAATGCGATTGTCTCTAGAACAAATGCGCTTTTGCCATACTTGACGATTGCAGAATACAACGCTGTGCATCTGCTTGATTTGTGGCAATGCTTGATCCACCTTGTTGCAACACTGCCTACAGTTTG